TAGCGCGGACGCCAGTGCCGTCAGGAGATTTGCCGATGTAAGCCATTATGGTGTCTCCAGTGCCGTGACACGCGCTTTGAGGGCAGTCATTTCGGTTTCGAGTGTTTCGATTTTGGCGATGGCTTCGCGCAATGATGCGGTCAAGAGAGGCACCAGCTTAGATTGGTCGATGCCCTGCATGACAGCGTTGCCGTCGTCGTCCACCTCGTTGTGTGTGCCCGTCACAGCCTCTGGCACAACGGTCTGCGCCTCGTGTGCAAGGAAGCCGTCAACCGTTGTGTCGGCGTCTGCGATGAAGTTGAACCGCTTGGGTGCCAGCGCCTTCACACGGTCGATTGCGCCGGTCATGTCGGCTACGTTTTCTTTGAGGCGGTGGTCGGATGAGGTGTTGTAGGATGTTGATGAACCGTCGACTCTTATGTCGCCTGAATAAGACGTCGACGCATTGCCATAAAACCGCACAACAGGCCTGCTGCTGCCGTCCGTGTGGCCGATGTTCATTATCATCCGGTCAAAAGTAGCGGCTTGAAATGTAACTCCGCCCTGATTGTTGTCGCCGTGGTTTGTGGTGGTTCCAAGTTGCACGTCGCCGCTGGCGTTGATACGCATTCGTTCTGTGTTGTTAGTATTAAATTGAACGTGGTCGTTTGTCGTCGTCCCAAATCCAACGCCATCGCCAGACACATCGTTGACGAAAATAATTCCCTTCACGTCATTCGTGCCGAAGCGAATGTTCACATCGTTTGCGTTGCTGGTCGGAGTAACGACAGCCAGCTTTGTATTGCTGTCTCCGTAGGTTGTCGGCGCGTTAGTCCCGATGCCCACATTACCCGACGCAACAATGGTGTCGCCTGTACCGTTTGGATCGAGAGTAATGTCGCCGTTTGTGTCAGTGCTGCTGATGGTGTTGCCGTCGATGGTGATGTTGTCCACATCCAGCAGGTTCGTCTCAACCTGAGACGCGCTGCTGATGCCGGCAGGCTTTACTCCTATATAACCCATCAGGTGATCTCCAGTACGCTGACAGTGCTGTCTGCAGAGTTAGCTGCGCTGGAGATGACACGCAGGATGTCACCAGTCTCCATCACAAGCTTCTGGTCACCACCGATCGGCACAATGCCTGATCCGGCTGGGACAGGTGCTGTTTTCAGGATGAAGGTGTCGTCGCCGCTCGATGTGATCAGCTTAACGTCAATCGTGATCTGTGAGCTGGTAATGTTTGCGACGGTTAGCCCGATGACGGTCGCCGTGGTTGAACCAGGTACAGTGTAGACGTCCATGTCCGTACTGGCGCCAACTGCAGAGCCGTCTTTGGTGTAGTTTTTAAAGGTGTTTGCCATGTCCTGTTACCCCAATGCGATCGCCATAGGTATGGCGTCTGCGTCTGATCCTGCGGGTCCCTGGATGCCCTGAGGACCTTGTGCGCCTTGTGCGCCCGCAGCCCCTGCAGCGCCAGTGTCGCCTCGAGGGATAGTGAAGTTGAGTGTTGCAGCAGAGCTGGTGCCGCTGTTGGTGATTGCAACGGATGAACCAGCAGATCCCGTTGTGACTGTGCCGACAGCAATAGTGCCTGCTGGCCCCTGGGCACCTGTGGCACCCTGCGCTCCCTGGGTACCCTGCGCTCCCTGGGCACCAGTTGCGCCCTGTGGGCCCGTAGCGCCTTGAGCGCCAGTGTCACCCTGCGCTCCCTGGGCACCGGTTGCGCCCTGTGGCCCCTGGGCGCCAGTAGCCCCGGTTGATCCCTGGGCGCCGGTTGCTCCAGTCGCTCCGACAGGTATTGTGAATGCCAGGGTGTCGGCCGAGCTGTTGTAACTTACGGCAGCACTCGTGCCCTCTGCACCTGTCGTCGTGGTCGTTACAATGGCGCCAAACTTGTTGGAGATGGTTTGGTCGACAGATGCTACTTCGTTGGCCGCTGCGGTGGCAGATGCTGCTGCAGCATTCTGAGAGACAAGAGCTGCTGCTGCTGAAGCTGTGGCAGAGTCGACCTGGGTCTGTATCGTGCTTTCAGTTGTCGCTGAGGTGCCGCTAGTCTTGAAGAATGAAGTACTAGCCATTGCTTACATCCCTGTAATCATATGCTGCGCCAATCGCCTGGGTGCCACCATTGAGCTCCTGGTCGTTAGCCTGCTCCTGCAGCTCACCGAGGAAAGCTTGATACTTTTGTTCGAAAAGCTGACTACGTTCATCCAGGTAGTAATCTGCCCCATAAGTGAGCCCGGCATAGATGATAAGGTCTGGAGCGACCTGGGCTAACTTGTTCTCATCACTGTCGGCAGACATAGCGTCGAATTCGCCGTAGTAATACAGCGTCACTGTGCCAGACGTTGGTGTTGGGAACAGCTTGAGGTTCTCTTGCTCACGCACAAAGTACTGCGGTGTTCCATCATAGGTGTTGTCGTTAAGCTCTCTGTACTTAGACATCGTCACACGGGTGACTTCGAAAGGGCCGCTGTACAGTGAGATGATCTCGAGGAAATCAGTTGGTAGGACCACCTGTGAGGTGCTCGATGTGATGGTGTAGGTTTTAGTCTTCTCGTTTAGCGGTGTACGGAGCTGGCGCTGGATGCGGGAGATCCCCTGGTCAATGAACCTGGTCGTCAGGTTCGAGGTGATGTCAGACCTGTTGAGGAGGTCGTTGAAGTGTGCCTTGAGATCTCCGTAATTCATTATGCGTACCTCGTGGGTCTCTTCTTCGCTGCTGGCTTCTTTTTGGCGGTCTTGGCAGCCTTTTTGAAAGCCTTAGCCGTTGGTGCGCCTTTAGCGCCTGCTTTACGCATCTTTTCGCCGCTGCCGGCAGCAATGCGTTTTCGTTTGGCATGGATGTTCCTGTAGAGGCTCATGCTTTACTCCTGCGAGATTTAGATCCGCTGCATTTCCATTTCTTTCTGGAAAGACGTAACGGACTGTTGGGATCTTTGGCTGCTTTTGGATGTTTCTTCATCTGGCCGGCAGAGCGTGAGCAGTAGCTGTCACCCTTCTTGGTGCCCGGTGCGATGCTGTAGCCTTTGGCGCCATAACGGACAGTCTTCTTGCGCCCTGTTTTAGGGTTTGTGACGGTCTTGCTGAACTTCTTACCGGTGGCTGCCATTACACCCTCTTATCAGTGGTCAAAAAGGCTTCGAGGTTTTCTTCTTTGAGCTTCCTGACGATCTCGTGGGCACTGTGTTGGCCGCTAAAAAGATCGAAGCCCTCACGCATCCATTTCTCGACAACCACGACTGGGATGCTGGCAACACGCATAAACTCGCCTTCACGCTGGTCGAGGGATGCATTGCGTTGTTCTTTCAGTCCATCCAGGAATTCCTGGGATATGTGCTGGGTGTGCTTCCTGAAAACACCATCACTGTCTTGGTCGTAATTGGTGTCGATGTCGAAAAGCTTTGTCTTGTCTTGCATTGTGTCTCCTTGAGTAAAAAGGCAGTGGCCAGGCTAGGGCCAAGGAGAGCAAAAAACCCTAGTTGGTCCTGGCCACGCCATTTACGGCTTAGGACAGACCGTTGATCTGTGCCGAAGCAGATTGGTTGAGGTGCATCAGGCCGCCTTCGTAAACACAGAAGTGCTTATCGGAGTCACCGGATTTCGCGAGAAGCGTCCGGGTGACTGGACGGAGGACAGCAGAGCGCCACATTGTCGGGTCAAGCAAGAATGCATGTGTCGACATTTGGACACGGTTGAGGACCACCTGAAGGGTGCCGTATGGGTTGACGAGCACGTCAACGGCCGCCGTCAGTGTGCGGTTCTCATCGTTGAAGGTCCGGTTACGACCAGACGCGGCGGTAAAGCCGGCAACGATTTCGGCGTCACTTGGCTTGATCATGAGCAGCGATGGCTCACCACCAGCAGTATAACAGGCCTCATGCGCGTCGAGGATTTTGGCCTCTGTGAGCGGGTCTGTTGAGCCACTTCCGGCATCGATCGTATTACCAGATGCGATGAGCTGCGAAGCCGAGTCCATCTCACGGGCTGTTGATGATCCACCATTCACCTTGGCATTGTCCTGACCGACATAAGCAAATTCAATATCGAGCTTAAGCGATTTCAGGGCTTTTCCGAGCTGATATGCGGTTTCCTTGGCTCTGCCATACGTGCGGACGGCGTCTGCTGTGGCGCTGACTTGGACTTTGATGTTCACGAGAGTTCGTTAGGCTCTCGCCGCCTTGCGGCTGCTCATAGTTACCTATGAGAACAGACTATATCTTCATCCACTTGGGATGCCATGCGCTTCCACCCACTTGGGTGTACTCCCTCTCGGGATAGTCGTTGAACCTTCCGTGTTACCACGGCTTGGCTGCTGATTGCCCTCGCTTTACAGCGGTGGGGGTTCCCAGCAATTCACATGGAGTTAAACAGCGCATTGCTACGCTGCGGCCCTTCCAATCAAGGCTTTGGTGAGGATCTGGGTTGTACCAGTCCGCATGGTGGTTGCCGACAGAGTAGCCATTGAAGGATCGGCTCCTTCGACTGCCTTATTATCCGCGCCGGCGGCGATCGTATCTTCTTGATACTCGTATACTCGTGCCGAAACCTTCTGGCTGCGGACTGCAGTATACATAGGCGTAGAGGTTGGGCTGATCGTGGTGATCAGGTCCTGGACATCCTCGGCGAGGCCTACGGAGTCATATGTTGTAAAGGTGGCCATTGATAGGTTCCTTCCTATTGGTAAAGCCGTTGGTAACTAGCTCTCCCAGCGCTGAAGGATTGCGTCTGCTATGTCTTCGTAGTCATGGCCTCTTGTCTTCGAGAGGTTGTCCACAGCCTTTTGCTTGCGAACCTGCTGCCGGGACTCGGCGTTTGCAGGCGCTTTCTTAGACCTTAGGACCTTTTTCTTGGCTGCCTTCTTCTTAACGGTTGCAACGCGTTTACCCTGGTCGAACAACCTGGCCTTATTCAGTAGCTGGATCACGATAGGATCGACATACTGGTCAACTTGTTCCTGGGGCAGACCTTGTGCGACAGCATAAGACCGGATGTCGTTGTAGAGCGTGTTGCTCCACTCCGGTATCTGCTCTTGCAGAACCTTTACAGCGTCACGGGCAGCTTCCTGCTGCGCTGATTGCTGTTGTTTCTGTAGGTCTTGGTAGAAGGTGTCAGCTTCCTCGCGTACAAACTTCAGGTTGCTTTCGGCATCCGAAGCTTCTTTGCGAAGCTGAGCAAAGTCCTCCGCATCCATCGTTTTACTGGCGACCAGCATGTCGATATCGGCGTAAGGCTTAGCCCGTTCTTCAGCATCATTAATGAGCTTTTGAAGAACCACATGACTTCGATTGATAGCGTCTTCAGCATCTTTGCGCTGTCGAGCGACATCTTGAGACTTTTGGGTGAGCGAGGCTTCCTGGCCTGCAAGGCGCTTGAGGCGGCCGATGGATATCGAATGCGTTTCGCCATTAACAGACACTTCAACTTCAGTTTCGTCATCGATATCGACAGCGCGATCATCGTCCGACTCATCTTCCGTCTCATCTTGGTCTTCAATGTCTTGATCATCCGAGTCCTCTTCTTCCTCGAGGTCGTCTTGGGCTTCTTCCTCGTCTTCATCATCAAACGGCAGATCGTCTTGCGTCTCTTCTTCTTCATTGACGTCTGTCGCCGCCTCTTCTGTCTCGTTGTCGGATACCTCTTGATCATTCTCAGAAGGGTCCTGCCAACGGGCTAGGATGGCGTCTTCGACCTGGTCTAATTCCAGGCCACCGGAGGTTGCATCGTTTTGCACGTTTTGCATGGTGCTTAGCTTCCCTCTTGCTTGCTGTCAGCGGTTGAGGTTTTGGCTTCGATCTCATCTTTGACTGTGACGCGCTGACGTAGCGTCGATACAATGTCGACCAAAGCCCTGTAGTGGTTGAAAGCCAGCTCTCGTGCCTTTGTGTCTCCTGGCTCGGAGTTACAGAAGGATTGGAAAGACTGGTTTACGAGGTCGTTAATCGTTCGATCAAAGACCTCAGAGCCCAATAGGGCGTCGGCCTGGTGGCCAAGGCGCACCAGGTCATCCTCTTGCAGTTGCATGAGGCTCTCCTTGTCTTGTTATTGTGGTCTAGCCAGTCGGGCTGGCGATGCCGCGAACATCTGTGCTGTTGCGGCGTAGGATCTCCAGCTCACCCTCATCGATCATGCGCTTATGGGCAAACTGCTCTTCTCTGAGATCCTGGTTGTCAGACTGAAGGGCGTGTGATGCCTCAGCCTTAACCTGCTCGAGCTCAAGCTTAAGACGGGAAATCTCAGCGTCTGTCTGGGCTTTGAGCTCTGCAATCTGGGTTTGACGCTCCTGCAGCTCGATCTGCTTAGCTGCCATCTGTAGCTGCATCTCTTGTGCCTGGTCAGGCTGCGGCGGCGGGAGCTGGTCCGGTGATGTCAGATAGTCTTCGACATTCAGAATGCCCTGCTGTTCCATCACGGATTTAAGCATCTGATATCGGTTCTGGATCTGATAAAGAGGCTGTAATGATGGATCCTGGGACAGCAGGCCGTGGATAGACAGCATCTTCTGAGCTTCGCGGTCTTGTTCGCCATATCCCAGACGCAGCTCAACGATGACGTCACGCTGGTCTTTCCAGGCGCTTGGGTTGACCTGTACGTACTTGCCGGCGATGTCGATGATCTTCTGCTGATCTTCATTCTCGACGACAAGTCGGTAAACCTCATGAAATAGCGGCTTTACAAACTGATTGGCGAAATTCCTGGCTATAATCTTCTGGCGCTGCTGTGACATGGTCGCCAGTTGCTCGATCATCGCAGCGCTGTTTTGCTTCGACACCGCATCTTTGTTTGTGCCCTGACTGAGCCTAGAGCTGCCGGTGTTGTCTTCCATGTCTTCATCGAGCTGCTTGAGCGTCTGGAAGACAAAGGGATTGAGCGGCGCCTGCGGCATTGGTGCAATAGCGTCAGGCCTGGTCACGTTCACGAGGCCGCCTATGCGATTATCAATGAGCTCTCTAGGATTGCTGAGGCCACCCTTGGTGACCATGTAGCGCGGGTTGTTGGTTATCACAGAGTGATCCAAGATCGACCTGGTCAGGATGGTCCTGGCGTTCTGTGTAGCACACAGCCGGTCTGCGAAATTGCTACCATAGAAACTGTGTGGCGTTGGCAGAGGACAGAAATGAACGAATGGCCGGCGGTCACATGGCTCACACTCGAGCAGCACATTACCGGCTTTTGTGACCTTGTAGAGCTCTGCTATGCCTGAGCCGACCTTGTCGAGCATGACATAAGCTTCATGAACCATTACGTAACGCACTTGGTCCTGGTAGCCTTGTGCGTTGAAGCCACGATTTTGGTCGACACCTTCGAACCGGGCCAAGACCTCAGGATCTGTCTCCATTTCGACGTCCTGGTGGTCGCCAATCTTTTCGATCAGCTTTTCGTCATAGCCGAGTTCCCGTAACTCTGTGAGGGTCATACGAGCCCTGTGTGCACAGAAGTTGCTATCCTCTAGGCTACGTGCCTGCGCCTCGATGACAAAGCTCTCTGGCTCGATGGCTTCGATGACAACCTGGCTGGTATCACGCTCGATTGCAATCTCACCTGACAGGAGACCAACATCATCCGTTTCACTGGTTACAAGCTCGATGCCTTCATCAGAAGCCAGAAGCATGTCGAGCTCATCCTGTGTGAGGTTCTCGAATGCCTGACTTTCCATAGACATGTCGTCTTTCCAGTAGACCTTTGCGACACCAACACGGGCCATTAGGCCGTCATGGATCACGCTCTGGAATACTGCAAAAGCATCGTTCTGGCGGAACATCACATAGTCTGTATACGAGCTGCAAACTGAGGCTAACTCAACGTCTTCTGGTCCCTGTGGGCTGAATTTCACTATGCGATTTCCGGCTGCGAATGTCTCCAGGAGTGCAGCGGACATGGATTGGACCGCTGTGTAGACGTCCTGGCTTACATACTTGGAGTTACCATCATGTGCCGGCTTAGGCAGAATGGCATTATAGTAATCCTGGGTACGCTTCCGCTCACGGCTGAGCTGGCTATCATAATAGCCGACAGACGTGCGAATGTTGTCGTCAACGATCTTGACGATTTCGCTATCGTCTAGCTTTCGATACTCACTCATTACACCGTCTCTATGTATAGTTCTTGAGGGATGTCTACAGGCTCCCAGGCGCCCTCGTGGACGTGGTTTGCCAAAGCGAGGGACATAACAGTGTCATCAAAACAGGACGGCTCAGCTTCCATGCTGCCGCTCTCCGTCACGATATATGTCATCATCTCTCGGATTGTGGTCTTGTCATTCAACTCTAGCTCACGTTCTCGCATTGAGGCCCGGAGCTGATCGATGACCAGGGGCTTGGTCTTGGATGTTGTGGTGAAGCCTAGTTTCACGGTTTCACGGTCAGTGACCTTGTCTACCTGTACTTCAGTGTAGAAGTTGGGGTAGTTGAAATCCTTGGCTAACCGCGTACACGTAAGGATGCCGTGACTATTGTTTTCCACGATTATATGGGCCTCGTTGTAGTAGTGGCCTAGCTCGTAGAGGATTTCCGCAAAGTAGTCTGGATGAACCTGGCTACGCCACGTCGCAACTTGCCTTTTCTTGGAGTCGAGGACCTGTGCGACCGAGTAGTCGCCGTTCCTGACGCCCATAGCCACATCTGCACCGACCACATAGCGCTCTCCTGGATCATGCTTACGGTAAGTTGTCAGCTCGCCTCTTGCATTGTGAACCCACTCATCTGCTTCCAGCGCAAGACGCTCTTCAACGTCACGGGCACTATCGAGGCACTTTGTGAGCTGCTCTGGGTTAAAGACAGGCCGGCCAGTAGTCAGGAAAGCTTCCTCGGCCTCTCCCGGATATTCTTGCTTGAAAAGGTCGATGCCGTTCTGTGCAATCTTGCGGCGCCGGAACATGAGCTGCCCGTCGTCTAGACCATGCTTTTCGACGAGCTCTTCTTCTTCCGGCGTCCGCTCGAATTTAGTAGGGACCTCTTCGCGATAGGTTGGATCTGCAAACCAGGGAATGAACACTGGAACGAACCCGTTTTTACCTTCGACTGCTCCCCGCCATAAATCATAAAAGGTGCCGGTCACACCGTTCGCGGTGGACTCGATAAATACAGCAGTGTTTTGCGTATTAGGGACCGCTTGGACCAGACCATTCCAAATGTCCTGGGCAGAAGATTTAGGCCAGAAGGCCAGCTCGGATGCATGAACATGCGTGAGAGTTTCTCCGCGACCGACGCTGTCACCGCCAGCCGTTGCGACCACATAGCTGCTGTCAAGAATGTCAAAGGACAATTCCCTTCTCGAAGAGTACTTCGTATGAGGTTTCAGGATCTCAGGGCAGTGCTCGTGATAGCGTTTGGTCATGTCAAACAGAGCCCTGGTGCTATCGGCGTGGTGAGTGATCACCATCGCCTTACGGGCCTTTTGTTGCGACACCGCGAAGTATAGGTAGCCACCCACATACGTGGACAGGCCCTGCTGCCGTGCTTTCAGGATGATGACCCTGATTTTGCCGTCTGTCGCAAGTTGTTTACGTACCGCTTCATCCAGGATCTCCTGGGCAGGATTGAGCGACAAAGGGGAGATGTCGCCGGCCTTGGTACGGATAGAAAGTGCTGCTTGGGCGTAAAAAGGAAACTCAGTATAGAGACGCTTACGAACTGCTTTTAGTTTCGGATCCATCGTCTTCAATCAGTGAAGCAAGGAAGTCCTCGGCCTTCGATACAGCTACTTCGCTTTTCGATGCCGGCTTTTGCTTCGTAAAGTCCAGGACAAGCCGTGCGGCTGCAAGCCTCTCACGGGTTTCACCTGGTACACGCATCACCTCGACGGCCGTTGTAAGGGCCTCCTTGGCGTACTCGCTTTCGATTTCAAACTTCTCTGCCATGATTTTCACAATCTCCGTTGCTTCCTTTCTTATCTTAGCCCTGATGGGTTCTATTTGTGCTTTGCGGTAGCCATCAGGGACTCCCCTTGGTCTGCCAGGGTTCTTGCGCTTCTTGCGCGACCACTCCTGGCGCAGCTTCCTGCCCTCTTCTGTCTGCATGAGGGTCGAGAAATAGTTTTGCTTTGGTGCCTTCTGTGGGCAGGCACCGTTGCCGGCTCTAGGAGGAGACTTTTTACGGGGATGCTTTGGTGCGCCCATGTCTCACTCCTATGCTGTTAGTGCTCCAGCGCCCATCGAGAGAGCGCCTGGATCCATGTCTTCTTCCTGGTCTTCTCCGTCGCCTACGGCAAACATCGCCATCATAGCTGCGAAAAGGACACTAAATGGTGCTGCGTAGAGGTTCAGGCGATGCTTACTCTCTTCTCCAGTTGCTAATAGCTCTTTGATGTAGCTGTAAGCGGCTGGATAACGCTGCTTGAACAAACGCGGGTTCAGTAGAGCAAACGCAATACCGTTTGCTAATTGTTCTTCCGGCTTGAAGAAGTACCCGCGCATCTGACTTTCAACGAACCGTTTGAAGTCTTTGCCTGTACGCCGCTCCGTCGCTTGGATGTGTGCTTTTGTCTCTTCTGTGAGAGCTGGGCCAAAACCTGTCTCGGCACCAATCAGATTATACAAAGCTACACCGTGTGGCGTGATCGCAAAGTCTTCTCCCAGCACCTGGAAGTTTTCGTAATACATCCGTTCAAGATCCTTGACGATCTCAGCGGTGTTGCTGTGCTTGCGTTTTGTTGCGTTCTTCGTACCAACGACCAACTGGCCATTCAGACTGTCGATCAGGGTAGCGAGATCACCACGCGGTGTATTATCGAATGAGAAGGGATAATCGCCATCACCTGCGCTGTATTGAAAACGCTCGATAGGTTTATATTCGTCCAGCTTCTGTTGCTCGAGCGTGTGACCCAGAGCCTCATGGGTAACGACAAACAGTTTCTTTGCCGGCGTGTCATAGCCTTTATCTTTAAGACGCTGCTCGTTGACAATTGCCAAACCGGCACCAGGACTGGTGCGTTCAGGATCTGGCTGAGGCATGTTTTTATACTTGCCGGTGCCTGGGGTCTTACTGAGCCTAACACCTAGTGCCTTCGCCGCTTCTCTTATGCTCAACATTACGCGGACTTGTAAGTTGGAACCCATGCCGTCGTACTCAGGCATTACGATGTCCGACATAATCTTTTCGGCTTTTGTCGACGACGGCACCATGGCCAGTGTCGTTTGAAACACTGTAGCCAGCCGGCGGACAGCTTCGATCGAATTGAGACCAGTTTCAAAAGTGGTGCCTGGAGCACCAACAACAATGGGCTCGAAGTTATATAAGGCATCTTCGATGCTATCGAGCTGTGTTTGTACTTCTGTGGGTGTGGGAGGACGTGAGCCGACTACTGGTCCGGATCGTCCACCATCAGCATCCCCCCGTCCGGAAGGTCCATCTGGTTCGTAGGTGTTGAGTTGGGAGAGGATACCGGCGTCAGGGCTGCCAGGCCCTCGATCAGCTTCGCCATCTTGTCCGATGGAACCTGTTCCACTATCGACCCCGTCTCGCTCTGCTGCGGGGAGTGCTTCTTGGATTTGCTCATAAGTCTTTCCCTCTTTCTCAGCTAGTAGCTTGGCTGCATCAAGATAGTCGTTGTCAGCGCCACGTCCTGGGGCGACACCGAGCAGTCTAAAGAGCTGCTTCTCTGGGTACCACATCAGCGCCTGGAAGTCTGCTGTATTTATGTCGTAGCCCTGGGATTGCAAGAGCTCGATGGCTCTCTTGGTGGCACGGCGCATCGCGCTACGCTCACCTGGGCCCTTTGGCTGCGCCTGGAGCTGCTGCTGCATGTTCTTGACGTGCGTACCAGTCGCTTTGAACAGTGCCGGCTTGGTGTGGTTGACGCCGTTCTCTTGCTTGTAACGCTTGTAGAAACGCTGATAGGCCTTGTCGAGCTGGACGATGAATTCGTCAAACTTGGCTGGGTCTTTGTAGAGGCCTGAACGCTTCACGCCGGCAGCCTGTAGAGCTTCCTTGATGACCTGCTTCATAGCTGGGTCAGTGGTGTCTTTCATACCGCGCTCGATCTTGTCGCGGTTCTTCTGCATCGTCGCCTCATCCTTCATGTCCTCGAAAGGACGTCCAGTGAGACGGTTCCACATACGCATCCACCAGATGTCCATCGTCAGCGGATCGTAGTTGCCACGGATGTTCTGGTAGAAGCCCTGGCCGATCTTAGGGCCGAGGATGTAGGAGCCTTTGACGACTTCGTTCATACCTTCGCTGGAAGGAACGCTGATGTCTGTGCCGTTTGCTTCATTGAAGGCGTCGATGAAGTCGATCAGTGCACGAACTGTGTAGTCATTGTCGAGGAACTGGCCGACAGGCATGTTCTGGCCGCTGGCGTTCCACTGATTGAAGAAGTCAAATGCTGCA